CTGCTGATATTGAGCGAGAAAATGCGAAATTGTCAGCAATGGAAGGGCAACTGTACAAAGTTGAACAAGCATTGAAGGCTGTAGGGCGTGAAAATAGCTTTTCAGGTAAAATGGAAGCCCTTGGGAAGAATTTGGTTAAAAGTGGAGATCACATTCAAACATTCGGTAAGAAAGTTTCTGATTTTGGTGGGACATTGACAAAAGGTGTCAGTGCTCCATTGATTGCAAGTGCTGGATTTGCCTTAAAAGCTGCAATCGACTATGAAACGGCATTTGCAGGAGTCAAAAAGACTGTAGATGGAACACCGCAACAGTTTGATAAGCTATCTGCTAGTATTCGTGAGATGGCAAAAGAAATGCCTTCAAGTGCAGTTGAAATTGCCAATGTTGCGGAAGCAGCTGGACAATTAGGGGTGCCAATTGGAGCAATCAAGGACTTTTCAAAGACCATGATCAATCTTGGTGTCTCTACCAACTTGAGTTCTGAAGAAGCAGCATCATCAATTGCTAAAATCGGAAATATCATGCAAGTTTCTGGAAAAGATCTGGGTACATGGTCTGCGCACTTTGGATCAGCGGTAGTAGATCTTGGTAACCATTTTGCAACAACAGAACGTGATATTGTCGAAATGACCAATCGTTTGGCAGCGGGCGGAAAGCTTGCTGGATTAACAACGCCTGAAATTTTAGGGCTTGCCACTGCAATGAGTAGCGTAGGTATAGAAGCTGAAGCAGGTGGAACTGCAATGAACCAGACACTTACTGGTATCGGGAAAGCTGTTGCTGGAGTTGGCAAAGGAGCAAAAGAAAAACTTCAACTTATTGCAAGCACAGCAGGAATGACAGCAGAACAATTTTCTACTGCATGGAAGCAAAAACCAGCTGAAGCTTTGCAAGCATTTATTAAAGGGCTCCAGAAAGCTCATGAAGAAGGCAAAAACATGGATGGTATCCTTGCTGAACTCGACATGTCTGGAATTCGTCAAGGGAACATGCTCAAATCACTAGCTTCTGCGTCTGACAAGATGGGAGAAGCTGTCCGTAGGTCAAATAGTGCGTGGAAAGAAAATACAGCTCTTACTACCGAAGCTCAAAAACGCTATGAAACGACAGAATCTCAATTAAAAATTTTTAAAAACCAGATCACTGATTTGGCAATTGAATTTGGTGGACCACTTTTGAAAGCTATGAATTCTGGCTTGCAAGCTGCAAAACCTTGGATCCAAAAATTGGCGGACATGGCTAAGGCATTTAGTGAAATGAGCGAGTCTCAACAACAGAATATCATCAAATGGGGACTGCTTGCAGCAGGCGCAGGCCCAGCCTTGTCAATTCTTGGTAAAGGTATCGGTGTGATCGGTGGTATTACTAAAGGCATCGGCTTCCTTACTCAAGGTATTGGGAAAGTCGGTGGAGGGTTGTCTGTTTTAGGCAAGACCTTCGAATTGTTTAAACAAGGAAACAGTCTTTCTTCTGCGTTTAAAACAGCAACAACAGGGATCACAGCAACAGGAGCGGCTGCAGAAAGCGCAGCAACCAGCACATCATTATGGTCTAAAGCTCTTGGCTTTTTGACCAGCCCCGCAGGATGGATAACTGGCGGTCTATTAATTGGTGGTGTTGCCACTAAATACGCTTTAGATGCCCAAGAAGCGGAGAAACGTACTCATTTATGGGGGACTGCTGTCAATGAGTTACAATCTAAGGAATTGAGCGGATTGTATGATAAAGTACAAGAAGCTAACAAAGCTATGATGGACTTTGGTTCCGGATCAACTAAGAGTGTCGAAGAAGTCCGTAAGAGCGTGCAAGGTCTTGGACAAGATATTGCGAATCTGGTTGATAAGAACACCCAAAAGAAGATTGAGCTTGCTGACAAACTCGGTTTATCCAAAGAGTCTCAACAAGCTATTATGGAGGGTGCTGAACGAACCAAAACCGTAGTCAATGACTTAACTGGTCAAATCACAGATATCTACCAGAGAGCAGCAGACCAACACAGAGATATTACTAAAGAAGAACAACGTATTGTAACAGCTAACCAAAATGAGTTGATCAATATCCAGCTCAAGAATATGAAATATTCTGGTGAAGAACGTGTTGCGATCACTAAAGCTATCAATGGTGAAATTAGTGGTTTAAATCGTGAACAAGCTCAACGTTCATTGACGGAAATTTTGAAGTGGATGGGCGAAGAGAAGAAAGCCTATGATGATCGTAAGAAGCTCTTAAAAGATGCTCTCGATAGCATTAAAGGAACAGACGCAGAAAGTGTAGCAGCACGTAAGAAAGTTACTGCTGAACTACAACAGATCGAAGCAGACCACAACGCTAAAATGGAAGCGTATGGAGTGCGTTATGCTCAACTGGTCAAGAGATTCCGTGAAAGTGGAATCGATGGAATCGGTGAGCAAGTTGCTAAGATGTACCAAGAAGCCTTCGAGAAGACTGGTTTATCTTTTGAGGAATTTGAAAAGAAAGCCATTAAGGCTGGAAATTCAATTCAGCAAACCAGCTCCCTTTGGGCGCACGAAATAGACGGTATGTCTGAAAAACAAATCCAAGCTAATACAGCGTGGAATGCTATGACTTGGGATTTGAAAGAGGGCAAACTTAAAACCAACGCTCTTGAAATTGTCAAAGAAGCTGCAAGCGCAGAAGATGGCTGGAATCAAATGGAATTCCTTTTAAAAAATGCGAATCTTGAGACTAACGCTAAAATGATGATTGGTCAAGCACTCGTAGAAGTCGATAAGTGGAACTCATTGACACCAGAGCAAAAAGAGTTGGTAGTTGGTAATAACCAAGGTATGAAAGCAGTACTTGACAGCAAGACATTGCTTGAACAGTACAACGCAATGCCAGCGGAAGTCAAAGAACTCCTGATGAAGGATACCGACTTCCTTTCGTCTGGTGAACGTGCGACTGCCATCATTGAACGCTGGAACACACTGACCCCAGAGCAGAAAGAGTTAATCTTAAAAGATGCTGCGAGTGATAAGGCTGAACGTGTCAGACTAGCAGTTGACTCATTAACGGGTATGGCTCACGTAGTAAATTTAGATGCAGAAGATAAGACGAAGAGTGCTATTGCTAGTGCGGTGTCCAGCATCTTAACACTACCGACTGACCATAAGACGGACTTGATCGCAACTCCAGATGGTGTAACGCTTGGAACTAACCAAGCAATGGGAGCTTTAGGACTATATAACGGATTTGCTGTACCAACAAAACAAATTACCGCTGATCCAAATAATGCAACTAATGCAGCTGGCCAAGCAATTGCTAAACAGCTAGAGTGGAATAACACTCCAAGCCCAGTCAAGCCACAGCTAGGCGATTCAACTGGTGCGGTAACTGCTGCAAAACAAGCTATCGAGAATCAAAACGCTTGGAATAGTACACCTAGTCCAGTGAAACCAATCAATGCGCAAGATAACACTGCAGGGCCTGTTGGGAGCGCCCAGGCAAACATTAATAGTGTACAGGGTAAGACGGTATACATTGATGTTGTGAAGCGTATGCTAGGAGGAGCAGCAGCAGCACTTGGTTTTAAAGATGGTACAGACTACCACGAGGGTGGTCTTGCAATGGTTAACGACCAGCGAAATGCAGTCTACAAAGAAATGGTAACATTACCGGATGGAAGCTCATTTATACCAGACGGACGGGATGTTGTCCTCAACCTGCCTCGTGGATCAAAAGTATTGCGAGCTGATAGAACTAAGCGACTGATGAAAAATCTTGGTTTTCCAAGATATGCGACTGGTGTTGGTATCCCGGAAGATGCCAAATTCTTGCGAGAAATGAAAAAAGCCAGCCAGCAATTTTTATTTAAAGAAACATCCACAGGGAATAGCTACACTGGTGAAAATATCGTTGCTGAGATCGCAATTCTGAGAGCAAGTTTAGAAAAGATCCTTACTGCTATCCTTGAAAAACCGTCAGAAACCTATTTAGACGGTGATATTTTAGCGCAAAATAGCTATCAAAGATATTCCAAAATCATTGCAAGGGAGGGAATCTAATGTTCAACATGATTATTAATGGATTCGACACTGGATCAATCCCAAACTGCTATGTGACAGATTTTGGAGAAGACCAGACGGCAACACCAAGGGTCGAATCAAATACGATTTATGGAGCCAATGGAGATTATAATCTCTACGATGGAGCGTATGATGGGTACGATAAGACAGTAAGCTTCTACGTTGTCAAAACAAGTGAAATTGAAATGATTGTAAATCAGTTCAAGCCGGAAGAAAATAAAATAGAGTTTAGTCACCGACCAGGCTCTATTTTTTATGCTGATTTTCAGAGCGCATCATTTAAACAGAATGGTTTGCATGCCTGGAATTTAGAAATCAAGTTAAAGATGCACCCATTCCGCTACTTAAATAATGACGCTGCAGTCACCTTGGCAGGTAACGGCACAGTAAATAACCCAGGAACTGTATACTCTGAACCAGTTATCACAATTGAAGGCAATGGAGATGTATCTCTCACAATCGGGAAGCAAACCATGCAACTTACGATTGACACGAAAGCAACAATTGATTGCCGTCACAAGAAACAAAATGTCTATGACAAAAATGGAAATTTAAAAAACACCTTGAGAAAACGAGGTGGTTTCTTTGAAATTGCTCCAGGTACGTCTGGTATTGCGGTTTCAGGTACCGTTTCAAAAATCACAATAAAAGGGAATTGGAGGTATAAAGTATGATTTATCTACAAGAGGGAAACTTCCCTCTTAATGAAGCTTTTAGCTCCGAAATCGTCCAGGAAGCGAACAGCACCTATCAGCTTACCTTTAAATTCCCAACCTCAGATCCAAAATGGGCATTGTTAACTCCGGAAACAGAACTAGTTGCCGATGATTTGCATGGCGAACAGTACTTTACTATCTTTGAAGTCGAAAAGCAACATGGATATGTCACTGTATACGCCAATCAAGTAGCTACGTTGTTAAATGGTTATTCCATCAACAAGATCAATGTCG